GGATCGCAAGCAGGACGGATTTGATCCAATGAAGTATCCGAGCTACGCAAACCCGGACAACTGCGTGTTTCCAGACTCGATGGACTTTCCGCGAGTCATGCGTCGCTGCATTGACGCTGTGATGCGATGCGACGAGATCGTCATGCTGCCCGAGTGGCACACGTCGGCTGGTGCTGTGGCCGAGTTCTCTTTGGCTGTATGGGCAGGAAAGAGGGTCCGGTTTGTGTATTTCCACGATCAGGGCGAAATTGGCTATGTCCGCTATCCACGATGCAACCCCCGAGACATGGCAGTCATGCTTTCTAATCTCTGGGAATTAGACGGCGCTCGGCGCTCACAACCCAAGGACGATCCCAACGACGATTGCGGGTGCTCCGACTGCTCAAGTCAAGACATTCGCCAATCCGACGATGTGCTTGCCGAGGCCTTCAAAATCACCCGAGGCGATAGACAGGCGACCTATGGGCCTCCGGATCAGGACTTCCGCAGGACAGCCGGGATGTGGACAGCGTTGTTCGGTCACATGCTCAAAGAGGGCGAAGCCTTCGAGCCTCGGCACGTCGCCATGGCCATGATCCAGATCAAGTGCTCGCGAGAGATCCACCAGCGCAAGCGGGATAACTGGGTCGACATGGCCGGGTACGCCAGCTGCGGGAGCAGGTGCAACTGATGGACGATCCAACGACAGACGACAACCCGCTCACCGTCGATGAGGCAATGGCCCTCATCGGCAAGTGGGAGACCCACCCGGGCCTCCTGATGGCGATCTTCGACGCATCGCGAAAGCTTCGCGACGAAGTCGAGCAACTGCGAGACGAGCTCCAGCGATCGAACGATTGGGGGAACGCTGTAGCGGCAGAGCTTCAATCGACACAACGCCGCAGCGATGAGTACCGTACAATAGCCGTCGAGGGATTGCAGCAGAACGGTGCTTTGCGGACCGAGATTGAGCAGCTGCGGTCCGTCGTGGCCTCGAACAACCAGAGCATTGCCGGTATCGTTTCAAGATGGATCACGCCTAGCAGGAACTAACAAGAGATGAACATCCGTTTTCTGCGAGACCTGCAAAAGGTGCAACGCCCAAAAGATCTGGTCGGACGCTGGGTCGTCGAATGCAGCTTTGAAATAAACGGCTTTGAGGATTCGCAAGGTTGGAGACAACTACGGTTCGGCGTCTACAAGGTCCTGACTCCTGGCTTCCAAGGTGGACAATTCATCTACCAACACAACATCGCTGGATTCATGCGTGAGTACAGGATCTGGCTTCCGTGGTATAGGGTACAGTAACAAATGACTAAGAGCACTAAAAATGGACGAACAGTGGAGTACATGCGTGGCACCGGGCCAGGCGGACAGAATCGAAACAAGGTTGAAAGTGCTTGCCGAATTACTGACGAGGCAAGCGGAATTTCAGCCTACGCCGACTGCCGCACAAGAGAGGCCAGCTATCGATCCGCTCTTGCTGAGCTGGAGAAGCGAATTCGGGATGCCAAGGCCGCCGTTGTCGCTCGCGATCGCAAGGCTCGACGTGACGTAGCAATCCATGATCACACCGTCGTTCGCACCTACAACTTTTCGCGGGGACTCGTCAAGGATCACCGCAGCGGCAAAGAGGCCAGCGTGAAAGATATTTTGGGCAAAGGAAAACTGGAGTTATTGCGATGATCGCTGATTTGGAATGGGTATTGGTGTGCACCTTTGGGAGTAGCCGTTTCGAAAGCTTCGAAATCCACGAGCGACTGCTCCAGCACCTCAGTGTCAATCAGGATCTAAAAACGGGAGATCACATTTCAGTGCTAAATGTGACGGTCCGCATTACTAAGTTAAAATACGCTATTCCCAAAACGGATGTTCGTCAGCTCGAAGGACATGAGACAATTCGCGTCGATGACATCTGCCACCTCCCTTGTTTTCTTGGTCGGGAGTTTATTGGGCCGATAGCAGTTGCGGTTGGGAAAACAGTCGATGAAATGTCCCACCGCACGCAGAGAAGCGGCCCCCTGCAGGTCTTTCGGTCTACAGCTAAACCCAACATTTGCGAGTCTTAGCAAGACTCGCACAAGCCAGGAAAACCAAAGGATTTCCCGCCTGTGGTCCTAGTTGTGGTCCTGGGTTATCCGTAGACTACAAGCAGCAAACAGGGGGAAAGCCATGCCAAAAGAAGTAGAACGCGCGAAAGCTCGAATCCGAGCCTACAAGAGCGGACGGACGATACAAGAGGTTTATGGCCCTCGCGGGGATCGAAGTTGGTACGCCGACGATTGCAAGCTTGTCGCCGATTGGTATGCATTGAACGCAGACCGTATTGACGCTGATAGATACCGCTGGTTGCGGGCACAGCACCACAGCGAGTCGACAATGTGCGTGGTGCTAAACCCCAGGCAGGCGGTAATACCGTGTAGCATCTGCCCTAGTGAGGAAAGCCTAGATGACTACATCGATAGAGCGATGGAAGAGCAAGCGAAGGAGAAACCATGACAGCGATTGAGCACGACAACTTCCAGCAGAAGCGAACGATGGTTATTTGGTCGGAAGATCAAGAATTCGATCATCATCGGCAAATGCGGATCGCGAATTTCGTAATGAGCCTAGCGAAAGTCGCCAACGACCTTGCTAAATTACGCAACACTTTCGTGCTTAATTACGGGTACCAAAACAGCCCACCAAACATGACCGAAGAAGCTTTCCAGGCCAAGCAAGCTATGGACGAAATGGAATCGATGATCCGGCGGCATTCGATTCGCACCTTTGGAGAAGACATTTTCCTGCCTGGGAACCTCACAGACCACCCTTTCGCTTCAACGCCCGCATCTCCGCAAGGCTAAGTTTCCCAGTAGGCTTGCTAACTGCCTCCATGACGGCCTCGAAGCGATCGTTGGCCGCTTTGGATCCCTGAGCTCGGAATGCGTCGGCCTCGCGGGATTCGCTTGATTGCGAGCCCTTACGATCGCTCATCGAGATCTTGCGTCGCTTGACCACGCGGTCGGACTCCCCGGGGACTTTCACGCCCAGAATCGACGCGCCCACAGCGGCCAGGATTGTGGCGTCAAGCAGGTGGTTGTCTCGGCCAGGCCGAATGGCCCACTCAAACAGCTCTCTGCCGTGGCCCGAGGTCTTGGTCGGGTATTCTGCACTCAGGTTGTCGGCAATCATTCTGTGACGCAGCGGAGCAGCTCGGTAAAGCCACCAGGCACCAGGCTCACCGGCATCAGTCGTCCATCGTTCGGCCATCGAGGTCTTCCACGTGTTGGTGTCGATCAGAGCGTACCGCGGGGCCCGGGTTCCTCGGGTCGGAGGCATCCGCCAGCCGAATCCCATGCGCTCCCCGGCTTTCTTCTTTTCCATCGCCCATGGACGTTGCCGAGCCGTGACCCCTTTGCCGTGCGATGGAACCACGTGCTGATGCTGCTGGGAGAACCGATAGACAACTTCAGACTGATAACCAGCGTCAACGACCATGATCTCAGGCCGCAGCTGCGTACCGTCGTCGCGTGTGTACGTGACGGCCAGTCGTTCGTCTCGAAGCTTGTTCAGCGCTGCCAGTAGCGACTCGTTGGGCGATCGGATTCCGGTGGCTCGTATGATCGTTCGATCGATCTCGGACAACGTGATGTAGTCGATGCCAGGATCTGGCCAGATTCCGTAATCAACCACGAGTCCGGAAAAGTCCGAACCGATCCCAGTAACGACCCACCAGAGCGAAGATCCTTGGACGTCGCAGCCGAGGGTGACGTGCTCGACCCAGTCGGGGATTTCTCCACGACGGTGGGTTGGCAGTATGCGCAAGCAAAATTCGTCTGACGTAAGGCAATGCATGCCATCGACAGCAACAACAGCTGATTTCGGTTCATTTTGATACTCCGCGTCAAATGTGTCTGGATTGTCGAACCGCAGATCCATGGCATGCTGGATCGCGGACAGTTCGTGCGTGTACTTCCGATGCTCCCAGCCGACCTTGGATCCAGCATCCATTTCTTTGCGGTTAGCTTTGTAGTATTTGGTCGCCTTTGGGTGCTCGTCGTTTCCTTCTGCAATCTCCTCGGATCGCAGGTCGAAATACTTGTCCCACAACTCCGTATTCGTCGGCCATTCGTAAACAAGCTTGCAGCGGTCGCCGTGCCACTTGGGCATCAGCTTGGTATTGAGCATCCGATCGGCGACATCTCCCTCGCGAATGACGGTAACTGCCCCAAACCCTGCAATTCGCTTTCCAGGTCCAGCTAGACCCAGGATTGCCCCGCCAATCACCTTTTCCCGCTTGGCACACTCTGGATCGGATAATGCAGACGTATCGGTTTGAGGGTCGTTCACCAGGACGAAATCCGGACGCTGCGTCTTGCCGTCTGCGGTTACTTTTTGCATCCCTCGCACTCGGCCCAGGATCCCCGTCACACGAATGACAGCACCACTTGCCGGTGATCCTTCAACGGTGGGAAAGACGAGCTCTTTGCGCTTCCATCCGATCAGTGTTCGCTTGCCGTTGGTGGTTTGGGCGTTGCCTCGCTGGGTGATTCCTTCTAAGCATCGAATCGGGTAGGCGATCTCCGGGAAATCCTCGAGCAGTAGCGGGTTGGTTTCCCACTCAATTTTGACGACATCGAGCGATTCCTCTGCTGCTCCCTCGTCTGCCTCAACAAGCACCCCAAAGCGTCGGTGGGCGTAACAGAGCACCCACTGCATTGCTCGCAGCAAAATCGTCGTCTTTCCGGATCCACGAGGCATGGCTATGCATTTCAACCCACCGTCGATCGCTCGTTGTTCGATGTCTTTGAGGATTCGCTCATGGTCTGGCGAAAAAGGCAGCGGAAACGATTCTTTGAAGTACGTCAGCAGGAACCGCTTCAGATCTTTACGACAAGACTCGCGTCGCTTCGCATTAACGATCGCCGGGATCGGCCCGATGTCTCGGGCCTCGGTCGATTCTTCCTTGGCTTTGGAAGCTTGGCGCTTACGATGCTTGCTATACGAATCACGAGTCCGCTCGGAGGCTTTCTCGTCCTCGTCGTCGAAATCATCGGCTGGAGCTGCTGCTGGAGGTTTCTTGGCCATGGTTGAATCTGCTTGGGCGAAGCTTTGGAATTCCATGCCTCGGAGCGCACTGGCACCGAGGGTAGTAGTAAGTGATCCGTGGCCGTGTCGAGCGAGCCACATAGGGAGCGCCACAACACTTGCACGTCGGGCCGGTGTTGCGTGGCTGTCGTCGGTACCGGCCTTGTGGGCCAGCAGTGTGATCGAGCAAGTGCTCTAGTTCTGCGCAGAAAACGACCATAAACGAACATCCTCCTGGCTGGTGGCGAACTTTTGACCGTCAAAATGTGGGGATCCGTAGTCTGGCTGAGTGACAGTGGCCACTCCAACCTGCACTAGATGCTCGTTGAGCGTTTCTTTGTCCGTGATCCAAATGTGGCCTGGCTGCTTCGATCCTGGCTTCAGATTGCGGAACCACTCTCGATCATTGCGCGGTGTCGGGAAAAAGACGCGAGTCCAAGTGGGCATCTTGGCGATCGCTGCAGTCGTCACCCTGAGTGCTGCAACACCGAGCAGGTTGGGGCGCTCTTTGTGGAAAAGCAGCTTTTCACCGTTCTCAATTCGATAATGCTCGACCTTCTCCAGCAGTGGAGGGGTAAAGCAATCGATGAGCACCAGGTCGATCTCGCTATCGTCTGGCAATTGGATCGAGAGCGTGTTTGCCTCGCGAGCGAAAATCACTCGGGCACGAGTCATAAGACCAAGCAGGCGCGGGCATCTCATCGAATCAATCCTTTGGGGTGAGTGTTAGCGGAGGGTTTCCGACCTCGCGGAGCTGCTCGACAAGCGATCGAAGCAACTCGGTTTTCTTCTGCTTTCCAGACGCATGAATGAATTGAGCGTTGTGCAGCAGTGCAGCAAAACGAGGGTGCCAGCACTGCGCGTTTCTTAGTCGCGAAAACATTCGTTTTGCGACTTGCAAACGATCGAAGTTGAGTCCGACAACAGTCTGCTCGGCAACGTGGCTCGTCGGAATCGGCAACTTAGGCGGCATCCACACGTCCGCACCAGATCGCTTGCAGTGTACAACTCCAGAATTCAGAGATCGCAAAAACTGCCGATCCTTTGGCGTGTAATCGAGGCAACTCGAAACCAGCTTCACTGATGCTTCGACCCATGCAGTCGATGGTAAATAGCTGTACTCGTCGTGTATCGAGACGCTAGCCTCGGTCTGGAAAATCGATTCGTCCGCAGCCTCAGTGACTAGGATGTCTGCATCGAGGTACAGCGTCTCATCGTATTGCTTGGCGAATTCGTGGACGCGAAACTTTTCGAGCCCCCACCAGCCTTGGGTCGTGTTCTGCAAGGCGACGAAATCCGCTCCGAACCGAGCTGCGTAAGCTTGCATCGAATCGCCTGTCACCTTAAGCCACTCGCGGCCCTTGCCGGTGGCGATGGTGATCACAAGACGGCGACCGCCGTTGAT